TAGAAATAAAATATTTTTATTTACTGGTACTCCAATGATTAATGGATACACTGATATTATCCCATTAATCAATTTAATATTACCGTTAGATAACCAAATGCCAATATATTCAACTAAACAACTGAAAGATGTAACCATAGAAGATTTTGAACCATATTTTAGAGGAAGAATAGGATATGTTAGAGCAGCTGAAACTGGAGCAATTGAGTATAGTAAAGGATTACAATCAGATGATATTGATGAAACAACTGGTTTAAAATTTTATACCCAAGTGTCATTCATTGAAATGTCAGATATGCAAATTGAGTTATATGAAAATCATAAAGAGTCAGATAGTTCATTTAAACCAAATCAGAAACATATCAGTAATTTTATATTTCCAGACGGGACTTTTGGGATGAATGGATTTAACCGAAATGTTGAATTTAAAAATTCACAATTTCAAATAACTAATTCGACATTGATAAATATTTTGGAAAATAAACCATCCGAGTTTGTTAAATTATCTCCAAAATATGCACATATATATGAAATTTGTCGACTCAGTTATTATTCAAATAATACTGATAAAAAGTTTGTTAATAAATTAAAACAGGTATATTCAAAATTAGATATAATATCAGATGACAATAAAGGAATTATATTTATATATTTTCCACACTTTGTTAAAGGAAGTGGAGCAATATTATTGGGTTTATGTTTAGAAAAATTGGGATATCAATTGTTTAATGAAAAAAATAATATTTTTGAACCATACAAAAATAGTGAAAAAGGATCATGTACTTCTCCAGTTACATCCACAGATGAGCGACATACTGGGTATGTTAAAAGACCGAGATATGCAATTTTAACTCACAAAACTCCAGTTAATCAAATTAGTACATTATTTGATACATTAAACAGTTATGAAAATCGTCATGGTGAATATATTCAAGTATTAATTGGATCAAAAACCGCAACTGAAGGAATTAGTATTAATAATGCAGTTAAAATGATAATGACATCGGGAGGATGGAATGCTAGTACTAATTTACAAGCTAGATCTCGAGTTTTCCGAGCAACATCCCATGATGCGCTTATTAGAGTTAAAAAACAGCAATTATTAAATGAAGGAAAACCAATAGATGATGTATATATACCAGTACAAGTTTATTATTTAGCCTGTGGATATCAAACTACAACCAAAAAAATACCAATATCCAAAGGAAAGAGTAAAACTAAAGAAGGTATTGAAGAAGGTATTGAATCAGTAGATTATTACATGTATAAATTAGCTGAAACGAAAGATCATCAAATTAGTAAAATAATGAGATATATGAAGCAGACATCAGTAAATTGTTATATAAATAGGAATAAAAATTTAAGAATATCAGATAAAGGAAAAGATTATACACCAGAGTGTGATTATATGGAATGTAAATATGAATGTTGGGGTATTAGAAAAGAATTATTGGATACAATGGATCCAACTACAAAAATATTATATTATTCTGAAGGTGAAGTTTATGCAGCAGAGAAAGAAATTATTAAATTATTTTCTCAATATAATAGTTTAAATATAACCCAAATTTATTTATTTATAAATGGAATCAATAGTGTATATATCAATAAAGCACTAGAGAGGATAATTAGTAAAAATGTCAAAATTTTAAACAGATTAGGATATTATTCATATTTAAGGGAAGGTGCTAATGGAATGTTATATTTAGAAAAAGATAAATTTGAAACCATGAATCATCCTGAAAATGCTATTTATACATCAATTTTAATCGGATCACAAGATCCAAGTATTAATACATTTGGAGAATATATATCTAATCATGATAAAGGAAAAGATAATGATTTAGTTGATAAATTATTGACTATGGATCCAGATACTAATGAATTTATAACAACATTAAATAGTCTTAAAGTTATTACTAAAATAGATTTAATAGAAAAATTAATTATTAAACGAAAAAATTTAACAAAGACTGAAGCGGCTATATTAGAAAATTATAATTATACAATATATATATTTTTCGAACCGACCAATACTTTAGAAGATGTTCAATCAAAATTAAATAATAAAATAACCAGAAGAGGGAGAACCAGATCAGTCGGAAATGAAGTCAAATCTGTTGAGATTAATGTTAATGAGGATTACATATACACAACATCAAATCGACCTAAAGGAAATAAGATTATCATTGCTCATACGTTATTGAATCAATTATCACATAATAGAACCAAATATGCAATGCCAACTAAATTTGTCAAATCAGGAGGGAATATTAGACTGTTACATCCTGGAAAATCAGAGTGGATTCATGCAAATAAAGTTGAAAGTTTAGTATATAATGAGTATATTAAGTATATTAATACTCAAAATTTATCATATTATGATAAATTCGATTTATATGGTATATTATTACCAATAACAAATACATTTTCCATAAGAGACAAAAATTTCAAAGGTGGTAATCTTAAAATTGCCAAATCTGGTGATTTAGATAAACGAGGACAAGGTCCAGGAAGAAATTGTAAAAGTTGGGATACTTCTAAATTAATTGACTTTATGTTTCGATTGGATATTCCCCATCCTGAAAATATTGCTGATATTAAAATTAATATAACCAAAGATGCTATGAAGAAAAATATTACTGATATGTTAAAGACTAATGAAAATATTAGTCCGTCCGAAATTATTAATGATGATGCTAAATTAGTATATTTTTATAAATGGTATAAGAATCCTCCTACTCATGATAAAATTTGTAAAATAATTAAAAAGAAATTACAAAAACTTAATAAAATTTACACTGGAAGACCGATCAATTACAAAATTACAGAATTAATCGGTAGTATTGAAAATAATAATTAGTAAAATAATTAAAAAGATATTACAGAATTCATTGGTAACATTGAAAATAATAATTACTAATAAATTTTAAAAATAATTAAAATGTATTCAATATATGATTTTAAATATTTGATTAATCATTCTGAAAATTCTGATGATATTATAAAGAGTATTTGTCGTGAACCAGTTTGTGAAATTTTAGAATTTTGGAATTCTAGTACTAAGTCTGATCAGATTTATACATATTTATCTTCTGGTATTAAATTGAGTATATCGTTGAATCGATATTCTGTAATTGATTTAAATGAATTTATCAAATATCCACAATTTTATGTATGTGTATTGACTGGAATATGTGATTTATGGAAATCATTAAAATTTAATATGACTGAATGTCATTGTGGATTTTATTCATTTCACAATTGTGTTGAAATAGATTTATGTCAGGGATATAAATGTGATATACCTGACGATAAAAAATACATGTTATTAATATCAGAAGATTATCAAATTATAGATGGTATTTATTATGATATATATTTATCAAATTATGCAAATGATATTAAAAATAAATATAAATATTTAGTTGATCAATTTACAGATAATTTTACAAAAAAATGATTTTTTTATATTGATATTTATCTTATGGACTTGATTTAAATGACTTTATTAAATATCCACAATTTTATAAATGTGTATTGACAGGAATATGTAGAGATATAGTTGATGAATTTACGGACAATTTTACAAAAAAATGATTTTTTTTTATATTGGGATATATTATATTTAAAATGTGGTCTAAAGGAAATAATAAGATAGATGCAAGCATGATAAATATTTATAAACCTGATAAATTTTATTATATTCCAGAAGAAAAAATAGATGAACCAATATTTAAAATTAATCCGTCTGGTAAATTAGACATAGTAAATCAATGTATTTGTAAAATACCAATATATGGAACGTTTACAGCAATTCCCAAAAATTATATTGATGAAATTAATACATGTACTGATATAATTTTGAAATTAAAAACAAGTTTTCAAAATGACAAAAATGGAATGACCCATACAATTGGAGAATATTTAATTGGTAATGTTATAAATAATTTAAAATCTTGTGAATTAGTAACACATTTATTATTAACTGGTGGACATACGAGTATTGATTTTGGTGATAAATTAATAATTCTACCAGCGGGATTAATAGTACCTAAATTTACTGATGTTAATGTTATCATAAAATTAACAGAAGCAATTACGATAGCAATATTAAATTGGCGTAAACATAATAATCATAAATTTGTATTAGATAATGCTGTTGGATTGACTATTGAATGTTCAGTAGTATTATCCCAAGAATTAAAAAATTTATTATGTTCTGAAAATGTTGGAAGTTTTACTTTACCCAAAAATTTGTAAAAAGTTTTATTATATTTTTAAAAAAAAATTATATATATATAAAAACACGAATAATGGTATCATCTTATACTTATACATGTAACGGTCCTAAATCTCAAGAAGCTCAATATCAAGAAGCACAACCAAGCAAATGTGGGTGTAATAAATGTCAACCATCTCAATGTGGGTGTAATAAATGTAGTGGACAGAAGTGTGGAGGATATATAAGCAAGTGTAATTCTAGATCATGTGGAAGTTGGACATCTAGTGGATGTGGAGATTATATATCTGGAGGATGTGGAAGTTGGGGAATGTTACCCCAAATCGGGAGTGGATGTGGAAAGTACAGAAATTATTAAAAATATAATTAAGTTTATGTAAATAATTAATAAAAAGGATAAATAATATTTAATTGAAAAATCAATTAAATATTAAATAAAGTATGTCAGCGGTAGGATTAAGTTTAGTTAAATTGGGAGAGTTGGGGGATGGGACATATGGGAAAGTGTATGAGGCGAGACTGACTGAGGAAGGATTAAAAAGTTCAAAAACCCAAGAGACAGTAGCAGTAAAACAGAACACAATACATAAAAATTCGTACAAGATGATTGGATCAGTAAGAGAAATATATTTTTTAAATTTAGTTAAGACTCATCCATATTGTATACAATTAAGAAACGTGACATTTAACAATCCATTTTTAAACCAGGTGGATAATTGGGATAATAAGATAGATGAAGATCATGTAATTGAAAAAACTAATATAATTTTAGAAAAAGGAACATATGATGGTAACACATATATCAGGACTACAGTATCACATGTGAATGATAGGAAACTATTTGCGGTACAAGTAATGTTAGGATTAGAATATTTACATTCTAGAGGAATATATCATCGAGATTTAAAACCGGCAAATATAATATGTTTCAGTAATCGAAAAGTTTTAAAATCTGCAAAATTATCTGATTTTGGATTATCTGAATATTATGATCATCAATCTACAGGGTGTCATGAGATAGTTACTTTATGGTACCGAGCTCCAGAAATATTATTACGAAAACATTATGATTATAAAATAGATGTGTGGAGTATTGGGTGTATATTATTTGAATTATTTTCAATTAATAATATTAGAATATTTCAGCCAGATGATGAATTAGGGTTGATAAATATGATAATAACAAGATTAAAATTTTCAATCAATGATTATAATATGTCAATAAATATTTATGGTGAAAAAATAAATAAAAATTATACTCATTATCAACATAATTTGAAATCATTTGAATCACTCATGGGATATAATTCTCAAAAAATTGAAGAATTTAATAATGCTTCTAATAGTCGATTTGATGATATGGTGGATTTAATTTCAAAAATTTTAGTAACTAATCCTAAAGATCGATATAATATTTCTGAATCATTGAATCATAAGTTTTTTAATTCATATACTAAATTAATCAATAAAACTAGAAATCAATTTCATATCAATAATCATGGAGTTTGGGTGACTAAACCAGATTATCTATTTATGACTATATATTCAGATATTCGAAGTAGTGGTATGAAATGGTTTAAATTATTGTATAATCAACGGAATCAAATACCATTTAAAACATGGTATACTCACAAAATATTATTTCATGCAATTGATATGTTTGATCGTTTTTTATGTTTGTGTGATTTCAGTGCAATTAGTAATATTGAAATTGAAATAGTAATTTGGATAAACACTTTTTTATTTATCGCAGTTAAATTTTTTAGAGTTCTCCTCCCTGATTGTGGACCTGACTGTTTCAATATTGGAATTAAACCTACCGATGTAAACTTATTTATTGATAAATCTTCCAAATTTGAAGAATTTATTATTAAAGATGTCTTTAAATATAATATATATTCTGATACGTTATATGAAATTTCCGATGTTTTTTTAAATGATAATAATATTCAGGTTTTGTTATCAATGTTATTTAATAATACTTTACCTATCGGAATGTCTTTGAAAAATATATTTATTGAATTAGTCTGTCCACTAACAAAAAACTAATTAAATTTGAACTATTTATTATTGAATTAATTATTAAATATCTTTGAATTAGTTTATCCATTAACAAAAAACTAATGTATTAAAATAATTAGTTAAATTCTCTTGATTCAAATCTACTTGTTGATTAATTTTGAATACATTTCCTTCATAATATATATATATAAACATATTAATTTTGTCTTTCCATTCACAATACTTAAAATTATCATAAAGGATTCTCACCCATTCATATATTGAACATAAAATTAATCTAGTTCCAAGTATACCCCAATATAATTGTTCTGAATTGGGTAAATAAATTAATTTTTGAATATAATCGTTACTTTCAAGATTCACTATACATGAATATTGAAGATTATTAAGTTTATCTAAACAATATTGAATGAATGTATCATTAGTTAAAGTTTTATCAAAATCATATTTTTTTAATTTTTTAAATAATTCGGTTGGATCCATTTTTTATAAATAAAAAAAATAGTTTAAATTTTTTTTATAAAATATGATATAATTTTTTATAAATAAATGAATGATCCAATTAAAAAAGTATTATTGGAAAAATATGCGGAGAAATATAAATCTATATCATCAAACAAAATATTATTTAAAATTAAACATCTATTAGAAATTTCCGGATATCCTAATAATATGTATGATTGGGTCCAAATATATAATTCTTTAATTAATATTAATCATAATATAGATATTATAAATTCAGTTAGTTATCAGAATTTATCTATTAAATTGATCGATACTAACTATATTGAAATAAATAACTCAGAATCTTTTTTAATTCCTCCTAAATTATCGTTTTTTCGAAATTTAAAAGTTTTAGATATTTATAATTGTCCATACATTCTGAATGTATCAACCAATCAATATTTACAAAAATTACTTATTAAAGATTGTTATAAATTAGTAACAATTGACTTAAATGAAACCATTAAAGATGTTGTATTAATAAATTTACCATCCCTAATATTACCTGAATATTTGTTTACAAATACTGATTTGAACAAATTAATATTAAATAATATCAAATCTATTAATATATTGTCTAATCAAATATATAATAATATTAATCTTAATGGATTAAGTTTGATAAATTTATCTCTTAAAAGTTTAGATTTAAATATTATTAATTTAATCAATTTAAAATATTTAGAATTAATATCATTACAAGATTTTAGGTTCAATGATATTGTTTTTGAATTAAAAAACTTGATTATTTTGAAAATTAATTATATAAACATTCCAAATTTACCATTAAGAAATAATATTATCAATAATAATCTTAAAATTTTAAACTTGAAACATAATAATTTAACACAATTGTTTCCAAATATACACATACTCACTAATCTTCAAGAATTAAATCTTGAAGATAATAAGTTATCATATCTTCCTGATAATATTGGAAATTTACCTAATTTAACTCAACTTATAATTGATAAAAATAATTTAATAAGTTTACCTGATAGTATTGGACAATTAAATAATTTAAAAACATTATCTGTAAATGATAATAATAATTTAAAATCATTTCCAGAATCATTGAAATTATTAAGTAATTTATATACGTTAGAATTTCTAAATACAAAAATTATAAAAATACCAAAATTAATATATAATATGAATTTGAGAAAAATTGGGATTACCTTATCTAAAAAACAACCCAAACATATTATAGTTGGAAATAATAAATTATTTTACGAAAATAATTATTTTTTATAAATTAATACGATAGTGGGACCGACCAGTTGGATTATATTATCTAAAAAACAAACCAAAAGTATTATACTTGAAAATAATTCATTATTTTGTTTATAAATTAAAACAAAATGGGAGGAATTCACATATATCATTAATACGATAGTGTGAGCGACCAGTTGGAAATCATGAGTAATAATTGAAATTATATTATACTTGGAAATAATAAATTATTTTGTTTATAAATTAAAACAAAATGGGAGGGATTCACTTATATTATTAATAAGATAGTGGGAGCGACCAGTTGAATTAATAGTTTTGGAAATCATGAGTAATAATTGGGATTACATTATCTAAAAACAACCCAAAAGTATTATAGTTATAAAAAATAATTATTTTACAAAAATAATTATTTTTTATAAATTAAAGCAATATGGACGAAGTGATTCACTTATGTCATTGTGATATTAATAAGATAGATGTATTGATAGTTGGAGCGGGACCAGTTGGATTACTAGCAGGAGAATGGTTTGGAAACCATGAGTATAAAGTAGTAATAATTGAGAAATATTCGGATTGTGAATTTATCGAGAGACATCAACAAGTTGGGTTAGATCCAATAAGTTTAAATTTAATTCGAGAAATAAATAAAGATATACATAATAGAATTATTGCTGAAGGATGTGAAAAAGATGGTTGGATTAATATTCCAATATACACATTACAACAAATATATTATGATCAAATTAAAAAATATAATAATATAACTATATTATTTAATTCAAGAATAGAAGCAGTTACATGTCCATATTCAAAAAATAATGCTAGAGTAACAGTAACTCAACAAAATAAACTGTACGGATTTTATCCAGAATTAGTGGTTATATGTGATGGAAGACATGACGATAAAGGAGTTGCGAAGAATCATTTTAATTTTCCATCAGCATCAAAAGTTAATTTATCCAGTTATGGTATTATTGGAATGCTTCAACGAAAAAATAAAAAAATAACAGTTTGTTTGAAGAATTACAGTTCCGATACCTATAAAACTGAATATGGTAATATGAACGTCAGATTATTGGGCAGTTATCAGGAAAGATATATAGCTCTAGGTGTCTGTGAAAATACATATATTGATATATTTAAAAAATTATCAAGTCAACAAATATATGATTTATTAAAAAAAACATATATCCATTTGAAAGATCCAGAAGAACCAGAATTTGATGAATTCACCGAATATTCTAAAACACCAATAGGTATAGTATTAGATTATCGAAAAGAAACCATCAAAATTTTAGAAGGTTCCAATACTGTAGTGAGTGTAGAAGGAGATGCTGCTCGGAAAACTACATTCTTTTCAGGAAGTGGATTGAATTCAGCATATCAAGCGATTAATGAATTATTTAAATTTTCGAATAATAATAAACATTTAATTTTTAATAGTCAAGAATTATTATTATTGGATCAGAAACTATTAGAAAAAGATAAAGCTGTTATGGATATATCACTCAATCTCCTCAAAAAAGGTATCAGTTATCTGACTGACAAAAAAGAATAACTCTTAAAATATCAAAATACCGTTTAATTCATTTGAGTCAGAGAGGAAGATATTATCAAATCGATTAATGTTTATTTAATTCATTTGGTATGAGTGAGATGGATATAATTATAACAATTAAGTTTTAATGTTTAAAATGATAATCCAAAATATTATTCCAATAATAATGGTAAATAATGAGAATATAGCATTAGCTTTTAATTCATTTTCATTTGCGATGAGATTTCTAGAAATTTGGTCTGGTGTATTGTGACTGTTTGAATCAGTTAGAGCAATATAAGCATAATGATTATTTATAATTTTTCTAAAAACATCATAAATAGAAATTATTGCAACGAATAAAAAAGCACTTAAAAATATAATTGTAACAGTATACCAGATAGTTGGAGAATCTGTTTTTGTTTGAGTTGATCGACGAGGTAACAATCTCAAGTCATCTTCTAAAAAAGTATCTACTAAAAATGGAGAGAATAATGATCCAATACTATCTGGCAAAAATGACATATTTATTTTAAAATTAAAATATACTAGAATAAATTAATAATAATCCAATACTATCTGGCATATTTATTTTAAATAATTATTTTAAAATTAAAATATACTAAAATAAATTAATAATATTATATTACAAATTATTATGTTTCTGATAAACGCTTAAATGAGTTTATAAATTAGATTATAAAATGAATCTAGTTAGTAATCAATTATTAATTTTCGAATTATTAGTACTAATTAAATATGCTGTTTAACATACTAAATATTAATATTTATTTTTTTAAAAAAACTGGGTGGTAATATGATACAATCATATTAATATGGCACGATATTATTATATTTTCCAAAATTATAGTATGTAAAAGCATACTTGAATAATGCTTCAATTACTTCATTAAATCTTATTGCTTGAATATTATATATATCTGTGTAAAACATTGAATTATTTTGATTATATCTAATTCTAAATTTAATATTCTGTGAGAGTTGTCCATTGTTTATTTCAAGAACTAGCAATGTATTAGGATCATCACTTGGGCGAATAATATATGTTGCTGATTTCATATCCGATGGGGCTACAGTATTCCCATAATATCCAGGCATTTGTTTAAATATTTCCATATTATCAGTATACATTTTTAAATGAAAACAATTATTTTTTTTTTCAAATTTATACTCCCCCAAAAATTGATTTTTTAAAATATTTTTTTTTCGTGAAAATGAACATTAGTGATTCCGTAAAATTTCATTCATTTAAACCTAGAGGCGTTAATATTGATCAGATAGTCTCCCAAATATCTGTAACTACGGATATTCACACATTAGCAGAAACATTTTATAATAATGGTGGAACTGATTTAATTGAAATATCAAAAAGATGTTTAAATATTGAATTATTTAAGAAATTCAGTCGACAATATGAGTTAATTAAACAATTAGATTGTCAAAATCAAAAAAAATGTTATGAGTTACATAAATCAAATGTATCAGATTATACTGAATTATTAAGAAATTACGTGTTTGATATACTTAAAAATTATAAACATAAAATAGTAATATATGGATCAGGTGTAATTAAATATTTTTCAAGTTACCCTATCAAATTTAATTCAATATCTTGTCAAGATATTGATGTTGCAACTGAAAATCCATTTGACTTAGGAAATTTAATTTACACAATATTAGTTGACCAACCAGTAATTACAGATATGTTTAGATTAAAAAATATTCAATTTAGACATAAATTAGATAGATATTTCATTCGAGTCGATATTAGTGATATGTGTCAAAATTATCATTTTTTGAAGAGAATTAATTTAATTGATATTTGTGATTTAAATTACAACAATATAATTAAAAATAATATTCCAACTCATCTGTCAAACATATGGGTTCAACATCCAATGTCCTTCTGGTTGGGACTTTTTGACAAATATTATGGTTGTATTAATAATGTCAATAATTTAACACGGACTGAATTAAATTACACTCAAAAAATATTAGACGATAGATTAAACAATATGATATTACCATTTGACTGGTATGATGATATTGAATCTTATCAATATTTTATATCATTCTTTAATAATTTAAATAAATTTAAAATATTAAATTTATATATAAATAAAAAATGAAATTTTAAATTAAAGGAATGTGACAAAAATGTTAACATACAAAGATTGGTATTATGTTTTAGGGAATACTATTGGATTTAAAGATTATGATAAAATTAAGGAAATATTTCCTGATAACATCATAACACAAAAGAATATGATAGATTTACACAATAAATGGTATAGTCAAAAAGAAAAAATTAATATATCAGATAAGGTACTTAGTATGATTTTAAAATATTATCATGAAACTGGAAATTATCAAAAATTATTACATTTTATAAACAACAGCATTAATAAAATATGTGGATGGGTAGTTATTGAAAATGAGAAATATAAATTAATTAATAGTGACAAACTAGTTGAAAAAAAATGGATGAATCCAGAAACTGATAATATAAAAGTGGTTGTTGAGAGTGATAATAGTATTAAAATAGTAATTGGTGAAAAATGTGAGAGATATTACAATTTAAATTATGAATTTGTTATTAAGTGGATTGATTAAAAAATTGGTAAATAACTGATTTAATGTCATTGAGGACAGTATCATGATTACCTTTAAATTTAGGGACAATGATAGCATTGCGGCGATTAAAGATGCAATTGGATAGTGTATCTTCAATAATTAAGGTATTACTCTGATTATATTTAGGATATTCATTCCATATTTTTTGGATTGGTTTAATTAAACTATTTTCATAAAAATCGCAATAATTTCTAGTTTTGATAAATACAAAATTGGGTATAAAAACTTCAAATCTAGATCTTAGGACATTCATTACATAATCTTCAGATCCAGCCGACCAGATACCTACATCAACATGTTTTAATAATTTTGATATTAGGGTGTATGCATAAGGTCTAACTAAAATATGATCATTTTGGGTAAAAATTAGAGTTTCGTCTAAATCAAATATAACCAACATATAATAATCGTTTTATTAATAATAATTTTTTTTTAAAAAAAAATTATTATTAATAAATGGAAAAGTTAAGTAAAATCAAAATAGTGGAAATGGAGATTAGGGATTATCTATACAATGATAAATATATGAATAATAAAATGAATACTGACGAATATTATAATTTAATTAAAATAAATGAACAAATATGGGAAAATATATGTATAGGGTTAATTAAATTAAAACAGAATAACAATTTGTATTTTTGGAAATCACAAATAAATTTAAGAAAAGCGGTGGTTAAAAATTGAGAACAAATCAATGAATTAGCTAAACAAAATTTAATCAAACATCATTTCAAAAATAATTACAAACATGTGTTTATAGCTGGAGGAAGAGCTTTAAGTATGTTATTATCAATACCAGCAAATGACACTGATTATTTTAGTACTAAATTGATTAATCCGTCTGATATAACTAATGTTGATGAAATTAATGTGAATCAGTATGTGATAACATTTAATAAATGTCATCAATTAATTAAAAGATTATACAAAATGCCACATGAAATAATACATTCATTTGATATAGATTGTTGTTGTATTATGATTAATTATTTAGGAGAAATATATTGCAGTCATCGATTCATGTATAGTTTAATGAATGGATATAATACGGTTGATTTTGAATATTTATCACCATCATATGAATGGAGATTAATCAAATATGCCAATCGTGGATTTTCGATTAGTATTCCTGGAGTATATAATTGTGACAATGATGTATCTGAATGTGTATCAGATAATAGATGGAGTGTGGCAGATATACAGGATATACTTAATGGAAGTATGTTAAAGCATTTATTAATAAATGCTAAAGGTTTTGAGAAAATATTAATAGCCAGCAGTGTATATAATGGTAAATTTAAAAAATATCTAGAAAATTCAAATAATACTAAATTAATTAAATTATCGTCTGACTATATTGATAGTTCAGTAAGGTGTGAAAAAGTAGATGGTATTATTAGATATAAGTCTAATGAATATTATATCAATGGAAAATTAGGATATGATGAAAATGGTGAGTCGAATAAGTATGTTGGAAAATTCAAAGTATCAACAACATCTGGAAGTTATTTTACAGAAGAAATGAATAATATGTTAATAAAAATAATTTTTTCAGATTATCAAAGAGTGAATCCTGGAGAACAGACGACAAGTACATTTCATAAAATAGTATTAGAAAATCCAAATAACTGGTATAAATTGGATACCGAAAAATTATTTATAGAATCAATGTACACCTTATTATATGCCCAAAATATATCTAATCCTCCAATATTATATGATCAGAAAGTGTTATGGTTTTCACCTAATTGTATAGATTTATACATTTATCATTTTGGAAGAATATTTTTAAATAATGTAGTATATGATAAATTTAATAATATATTAATACATCAAATAAAATTATCAACAAACAAAAATATTGCAGATTATTTAAGTTATTCAAATGATTCTTTTTTTAAAAAATATGTAATTTATAATGGAAATAAAAATGGAATATTTAAATGTTTATTTGAAGTTCATGAAGATTTTACTATATTTACATCAGTCGAATATGACCTATTATATTCATTATATCGACGAACTAACCCAACTGATGATTATATTAAAGTTGAAATACGTTAGAATAACTTAATTAATACATAAATTAAAGTAGTCAACATCATATAATATAATAATTATATCGTCGAACTAACCCAACTGATTATTATTCAACTATTTTTATTTCTAAAATAATTTTGGTATTTTTAGTTTAATGATGTATTAATCTTAAAATTTTAAGATTAATATAATATGATATAATTTTTTACATATAAATTTATATGATATGAGATGTTTTTAAATAAAAAATTATAATAATTATCATATAAATTTAAGTTCGTATTTTTGTCAATTGGATTTTTTTTTTGAAAAAAAAATGAAAATTTTCATTAAAGGTAAATTTATAATAAAAAAAATAGAATGGACATATTAGATAAAAATAGTATATCCAGTGCTCCAAGAAACATAATAATCAGGCTTATGAAAGATACATATTTTTACATTAATCCAGTGGGGGATCATTTGTGTGTCGGAACAAAACAAGAAATTATGAATAAAACAGAACAATATAGATTAAATGAATCCAAGAAAAGATTTGCATATTTATTGTGTAAACGATATCGTAAGGTAATCACTGACTTGGAATCAGTAGAATTCGAACGTTTATATCATAAACATAAACTTAGGTATAAGAAAAATAGACATGATTAGAATCCATCTAAGAAATATTACAGTAATGGATTCACTTATACTCAAGATGATATAGATATGTTTGATGCAGAATATTCCAAACTGTCGAATTTTAATATCATTGATCAATTATTCTATTCCCCCGTACTCAATCAGAATAATAATCAGATGGTAAAATTAACTGATAGTGTTCAGATGATAAATCAATCTGAAAATGAGACCGATCAGATGATAAATCAATCTGACAATGAGACCGATCAGATGGTAAATCAATCTGACAATGAGACCGATCAGATGGTAAATCAATCTGACAATGAGACCGATCAGATGGTAAATCAATCTGACAATGAGACCGATCAGATGATAAATCAATCTGAAAATGAGACAGATCAGATGGTAAATCAATCTGATAGTGTACAGATGGTAACTTCATCTGAGAATATTCAGATTATAAATAAATTTGATAATGAGAGTGTTCAGATGGTAAATCCATATAAAAATGTTCGGATTATAAATAAATATGATAATGAGATCGAATTTAATAAATATCTTATTGAATGTTATAATATATATAATGATAATAATAATAATAGAAAAATTTTAGTTAATAGGTATAATACTAAAATAAATAATAGAAGTAATACATTGAGATCAAAACGTATGGCAGTGATTAATAAAAAAAAGAAATAATCACAATATTTAAAAGTTAATAACTCATAAAACAAATAAAGTTATTCAATATATTAACGATATTTATTGTTAATTGAAAATATAGTATATTCACATATACTTAATTAAATAATATATGTATAGTTAGTCAAACATAATAATAAAGATATGTGTGGGTATATATAATCAAATTAATAAAAAAATAATATAAGTGTGTTTAGTGTTAATTCATTATGGTATGTTTTTTTATAAAATAATTATGTTATTGGTATTTATATAAAAACATGTCAGAATAATTAAAAAAAAATAATGTTACAAATAAACATGCCAAAATAATTTTATAAATAAATATGTCAGAATAATTTTAGAAATAAACATACCAAAATAATTTTATAAATAAACATACCAAAATAATTTTATAAATAAACATACCAAAATAATTTTAGAAATAAAAACATACCAAAATAATTTTAGAAATAAAAACATGCCAGAATAATTTTATAAATAAACATGTCAGAATAATTTTATAAATAAATATACAAAAATAATAATATAAATAAACATACGAAAATAATTTTAGAAATAAACATACCAAAATAATTTTATAAATAAACATACGAAAATAATATTATAAATAAACATACAAAAATAATATTATAAATAAACATACAAAAATAATATTATAAACAAACATGCCAAAATAATTTTATAAATAAACATGTCAAAATAATTTTATAAATAAACATGTCAAAATAATTTTAGAAATAAACATATCAAAATAATTTTAGAAATAAACATACCAAAATAATTTTAGAAATAAACATGTCAAAATAATTTTAGAAATAAACATACCAAAATAATTTTAGAAATAAACATACGAAAATAATATTATAAACAAACATCCCAAAATAATTTTAGAAATAAACATACCAAAATAATATTATAAATAAACATACGAAAATAATATTATAAATAAACATACGAAAATAATATTATA